GTCCAGAAGCGTAGTCGAAGTCAAAACTGATAAAACGTATCAAGGAGATGTACCTGCTGTAGGTGGTGTCTTTGATCCGAGATTTGGTGTCACTGAACAAGGCAAATCATGTCCTACCTGTAAGCAAACTCATTTGCTTTGTCCAGGTCATTTTGGACATATTCGTCTAGCTAGACCTGTATATCTATACCAATTCATTGAAGTAATTCAAAAGCTTTTGGCTGTTGTCTGTATTTCTTGTAGTAACCCTTATTTGCCCGATGATTATTTGGAAGAACTAGAAAAGACCTACAAGGGAACCCAAAGATTTAATGCTGTTCGTGAAGCAACTACTACTTATAAAGAACGCGATTTGAAAGAATCTTCTTCATGTGGCCATTGTGGATCTCAACTAATTAAAAAAGTAGCACGTGCTGACGGAAACGTTACAGCACTTCAAGCTGTGACCTATAAAGATGATTCTGAACCTTTCCGTCTTCAACCTGAACTTGTTTTGAGATGTTTTCAACGTATTACTGATAGACATATTGATTTGGTTGGATTCAATCCTAAATTTTCACGACCCGATTGGATGATGTGTACAGTTTTGGCTGTTCCTCCATTGACTGTACGTCCTTCTGTAGTGATGGAAGATAATCAAAGATCTGAAGATGATTTGACACATAAATTGATTGATATTATTCGTCAAAACAATGCTCTGCGTGACAAGATTGATAAAGGTGAGTCTGGTGATATTATTAACAAATTTACTGATTTGCTACAAATCCATGTGGCTACCTATGTTGATAATGATATCAAAGGTATGCCTCCTGCAGCCCAACGATCTGGTCGTCCATTGAAAACTCTCAAAGCCCGATTTGGAGCAAAAGATGGACGTGTACGTGGAAATTTAATGGGCAAACGTGTAGATTTCTCTGCGCGTTCCGTAATTACTCCTGATCCTAATATTGATGTAGACCAACTAGGTGTTCCTGAAGAAATCGCAAGTAATCTGACTTTTCCTGAAATTGTTACAAAATATAACCGTGATCGTCTAATGACTTACATTCGTAACGGTCCTACAAAGTATCCGGGTGCTAAAACTATTGAATTCAAAGCTGATGGACGTCGTATGCATTTGGGGTTCATTAATCGTGAAACTGTAGATCTCAAAGAAGGAGATATTGTACACCGTCATCTAATTGATGAAGATGTTGTTTTGTTTAATCGTCAACCTTCTTTGCATAAAATGTCTATGATGTGTCATCGAATTAGAGTTCTACCATATTCTACATTTCGTCTCAACGTTTCAGCAACGAAACCTTATAATGCAGATTTTGATGGTGATGAAATGAATATGCACGTTCCTCAAAGTGTTACTGCCGCAACTGAATTGAAAATGATCGCTTCTTTGCTCAGACAAATTGTTTCTCCTCGTACATCTGAACCTATTATTCAACTCTTTCAAGATACATTGACTGGTGTTTTCCGTATTTCTGATGATTCTGTTAGTGTACCTGAACATTTGGCAATGAATATGATGGCTAGAATGAAACGTCCTCTTGGATCATTTAAAAGACTAGATAAACCTGTTACAGGAAAAGATATCATTTCTACTACATTTCCTTTGATGAATTTCAAAGCAGGTTCAGTTGAAGTCAAAGATGGTCGCCTCATTGCAGGACGTCTCAATAAAGGTGCGTTCAGTAAAGCGTCTAAAGGAATTATTCATAACATTTTCAATGATTTTGGTCATGAACGTGCGGGTGAATTCATTAATGCCGTTCAAAATGTTGTGACAAAATATAATTTGTTTTCTGGATTTTCTACTGGTCCGTCTGATTTGATCGCAGATATTGAGACATATAAAATGATTGATTCTGTATTGAAAAAAGGAAAGGAAGAAGTAGGTCAAATTCTTTCTGATATGCACGCAGGACGTTTTGTGAATACAGAAGGCAGATCAAATGGCGAAGAACTAGAACTGAAAATAACAAAGGCTTTGAACGGAATTAATACAAAGATTGGTGAAGATGCAGTGAAAAGTCTGGATTCCCAGAACAGAATGCTTCAAATGACATCTAAAGGTGCTGGTTCTAAAGGTTCTGAACTAAACATTACTCAAATGATGGCTTTGCTTGGTCAACAAATTGTTGATGGTAAACGTATTCAATATACTATGGATAATCGTACTTTGCCACACTTTGCTAAATTTGATGATGGTCCCGAATCTCGTGGATTTGTTGAAAATTCATTCATTTCAGGAATCCGTCCAACAGAATTCTTCTTTCACGCTATGGGTGGTCGTGAAGGTCATTGATACAGCCGTAAAAACTTCTGATACAGGATATATTCAACGTAAACTTGTGAAACTTATGGAAGATATTCATGTTGATCAAGATCATACTGTTCGCGATATTAATGGATGTATTGTTCAATTCGTGTATTCTGAAGATGGAATTGATTCAACTTGTGTAGAAAATCATGATTGTGATCTTGGAATTCTTACTATGGAACAATTGTACGCATCCTTTGCATGTACTCGTGATGAATATAAAGCTGTATGCTCTGACGTTTCTGAGAATCCTCCAGATCTAATTGATCAGATTCTAGAAGATCGTCGTATTCTAGTTCACCATGTCTTGAGATTTCAAAATAAAACAGAAGTTCGTGCTCCTGTTCATCTTGGTCGTCTCATCGCAAAATATCGTAATCCTTATTCAGTCAAGACCGATTTAACACCAGATTATGTAGTTTCTGAATTGGAAAAACTTTGTAAGACCGCCTACATTCAATCCAATAAACTCTTTCATATTCTCCTCCGATTCTATTTAGCTCCACGCAAATCTATTCTAATCTACAGATTTTCTAAAGATTTATTTGATGAAATGATTTCTGAAATTAAGTTCAGGTACACAAAATCTTTGGTTCATCCTGGTGAAATGGTAGGTCCTTTGGCCGCTCAATCTATTGGTGAACCTACTACACAACTTACTCTGAATACTTTCCACACTGCAGGAACTACTAAAGCTAATGCCACTCAAGGTGTTCCTCGTATTCAAGAACTTCTTCACGTTTCTGAAAATCCCAAAAATCCTTCAAATGTAATCTATCTCAAACCTGAACTTTCATTGTCTCAAGCTAATGCTCTGAGCGCAATGAAATTGATCCAGAAAACTACTTTGCGTGACGTAACAAAATCTGTTCGCATTTATTATGATCCTAATCCTCTTTCATCTGATACTGCTGTTCAAGAAGATCGTGAAATTCTTAAAGATTTTGAAAAGTTTTCATTGACGCAAGGATGTGCTTCTCCATGGATTATGCGTTTGGAGTTGGATGATCAGAAAATTGCAGAACGTCGTGTGATTGATATGACTTTGATCCAATCTAAAATTGAAAATAATAAAGTTTTGAAAGTATTTGATTGTATTCATTCTGATGTAAATGCCGAGAAACTTGTATTACGAATCACGTTTGGTATTGATGTTGCTAAAAATGCCTTGTCTTTGAGATTCATTGAAGATAAACTGTTGGACACAATTCTCACTGGAGTTGATGGAATCGGACGTGTGTTTCCTCGTGAAGTCAATGATGAACTTGTTTACGATGAAAAAGTTGGTGGATATCGTCCCATGAAACAACACGTTCTGGATTCTGAAGGATCTAATTTGCTAGAATTATTCACCAAAGAAAACGTAGATGCTACACGTACATTTTCTGATGATATTCATGAAGTTCTTGACGTTTTCGGTATCGAAACGGCTCGTATGACTTTGTATGAAGAATTAATGAAAGTTTTCGTTACAGAATATATTAATTATCATCACGTATGTCTGCTTGTAGATGCTATGACGTATCATGGCCATTTTGTTGAAATTAATCGATTCGGTATGTCCAAACTGGATAACGGTGTTCTTGCTAAATCCTCATTTGAACAAACATCAAAGATTTTGTTTGAGGCTGCAGTATCTGGAGAATTTGATACCATGCGTGGTGTTTCTGCCAATATCATGTTTGGTCAAGTTCCTCCTTGTGGTACAGGATTTGTTGACATTCTTGTAGATGAATCTAAACTCCCTGAAGGTGATGATGAAATTGATGTTTCTGAACAAGATCTGAAACATGCTAATGAACTTGTACAATCTCAAGAAGAGAAGGATAAGGCACAAGGCGAATGTCGTCTAGATGATATTGTGATGGCTTGGTAAGTTCTAAGTAAAAAAGTTTACCATTTCTTAGAGTAAATTTTTACCCTAAGAAGTGGGTTTTCCCTTTTTATTCTTTCTCTAAAAATCTGGTTAGGTCTTTTTTAAGATGAGGGTACTGTTCGTATAATACAACTAGTTGTTCAATTGTCTGTTTAAGTTTATCATGGATAGTTATTGCTTTAGATGAAGTGCCTCTCCATTTAAAGTTTTCAGATTTAAATTCAATACAGAAACGATCGCCATGAGCACCATTTGCTTTTACATACCAAACATGTGTTGGTAGTTCAGTAATTCCTTCTGGAAAATTCACTCTACGATCTTTTTTCTTCTGATTCAGATTTTGTTCAGTTTGTGTAACCAAACGCAAATTCTCTTTGCGATTATCTAGACCATCACGGTTGATATGATCAATACTTTCTTTAGCACCTTTACCTGGAAATACGATACGATTCATAATAAAGTTATGGAGGTACAATGTTTTTTTCTCGTTATTAATCACGACATAAGTTGCGATATACTTTCCTCCAGTCGCAGCAAACCAATGGCGTGATTTTACTTTTTCGAGATCATTGTTATCAAACTTGAATTTTAATTCGTTACCATTTGAAATTAAAACACCTTCAACGCATGTTTCAGTTTCATGAAATTGATTACGACGTGGAGGTTTACCTGCTTTAGCAAATGTTTCACCTTGAATTGCATAAGCCATTTTGTTATACTAGTATATATACCACAGCGTGTAAATGGGTAGGCTGTGGGTGGTCTTACACATACTTTCTAGTTGCTATATGCTAACCCGCCCATGCCAGACATCACACGAAGCACGTTGTAGTTCAGAGCGTATACGCGTACCTGGGCAGTGTTGTTACCGACCACGGTGTTCACGGACACAGTGAGCTGTAGAGTGGCCTTGTCGATACGAGAAAAGTTGCAAGTACCGGAAGGCTGGTGCTCCTCAGGACGCAGAGCAAAAGAGTAGCAATTGATACCCTGAGAAGGGGTACGAGTGTGGTGCTGGTAAGGCTGTACACGATCGAAATAAGAACCTTCACGATCAGTGAAACGATCTTGGCCGTTGAGCTGTAGCTTACCTACTTCTACAGGGTTCTTACCTTCGCAACGTACACCAGATGCTAAAATCACCTTGGCAAGTAAGTAATTCACGCTAGAATCAAACATATCAGCTTCACCTGCAGCACCAGTAGCAGCTACAGCACCAGGCAAAGTTCCAACACCACCTTGATTTCCACCCAAACCACGAGAAGGACCACCAATACTGGCAGTACCTGCGTTAATAGTAGATGAGACACTTCCACCGGTACGACCTAGGAGAGACATGATAGTACCTTCCGTAGAGAAGTCATCAGAATAGTTAAAAGGCTGCTGGCCACCTACAGCTGCAATCCATCCAGGGTTAGAGCAATCTACGAAAGAATCACGCTGTACTACCCATAGAAGTTCCTTTACGGGGTGATTAAAGTTTAGCTGGATCTTGTTAGAAGAAGAGGTAATAGACTCAGCACCAGTGTACTGTACCTGTTCAATGAGGTACTCGTGACTCTGTTGAGCAAAACGACGACGTTCCTCAGTGTCTAGGTATACGTAGTCTACGTATAGAGAGCAGGCAGCTAAAGATTGAGCAGGAGGACGTAAAGGACTGAAAGCTCCTTCAGCATACACACAGTTCTCCCAAGTCTCAAAGGTTACATTCACACGCACTTCGTGGTACTGAAGAGCGATGAGAGGAATGGCAAGACCAGGGTTACGGCAGAACCAGAACTGTAGAGGAACATACAGAGTCTTGGCGGGGGTACCTGCACGAGACAAGCAAGACTGAGTCACTTCAGTAGAAGAACAAGTTGCATCTAGAGGTTCACCGGCTCTAGTCTTAAGCAGTACTAAGTCATGAGTGTTACCTACTAGAGAATCAAGAGCAGGAATCTGACCAGCATTAGTAGCTAGCTGGGTCCAGATCTGCATCCAGTCACCATACTGACGATCAATGCGTTGACCACCAATTTCAAGCTCTACCTGATTGATCAGACGGTGACCAATGTAGCTCACCCAACGGAAAGAATCAATGCCGGTGCCTAGCTGGGTACCACCACCAGTGGCAAGATCGATCTGGGAGAGTACTACCTGTACGTAGGTACGGAACATTAAATCAGCGTTACGATTAATCACGGCAGTCACACGCTTGTTGAAATCTGCCTGACCGTTAAAGGTCACTTCAATAGATTCCATGGCAAAGTTAGTGTGACGCTTGTAAAGAATCTTCCAGAAAGTAATCTGGGGATTACCGGAAATGTAGATATCCTGGGCACCATAAGCTACCAGCTGTAAGAGACCACCTGCCATTGTTTATGTCCTACTGCGAGAAAAAAATATGCCGAAGAAATAATGTTCTGGTACTACCCGACGTCGAACCTTCTTCTGAATACTGTTTTGCGTTCTCTAGTACTATTTGGTTTTCTTGTTTGGAATGGAATGTCTTATTATAATGCTTATTGGGCTGCTATTATACATGATACAATTTCATTAAGTTTATTGCCCCGTTGAACCGAATCCTCCTGATCCACGTGAATCAGGTGCCAATGGAAGATCATGTTCATTATCTACTAGCGTAATACTTCTCCAAGGCATCCAATTCTGTCTACAAAGTTGAAAGTATCGAGTACCATCACTGATAAGAATATGATCAGATTTATCAATAACATCAACTTTTGCTTTCAAAGATCCTCTATATCCCATATCAATCAATCCAATTGAGTTAGATAGACGAAATGGAGAATTTGAAATTGAAGATCGAGGAACTAGAAGTAGAGGTTCTGGGTGTCCCAAATCACTCGTTGCTGCAACTTTAATTCCAAAATCAAATGTCAATTGTTTAGCCCATGGTTTAGATTGATCTACCATAGGAATATCAAATCCAGAATCAGTTGAACGACTATTTTGAATTTGAGTGTTCAAAAAATCACGAAGTAGTTGATTAGAAGTATACATAAACAAATGCATTTCTACTTATAGTCAAACTACATATAAATCACAATGGTGCTTGAAATCAGTGTAGGAATGATATGTTTTATACCGCTATTATATACTTGTTTTGTAAGCGATAATAAACGCTAGAACTGCAGAAGTTTGAACGACCAAAAGCTTTAAGGATTCATGTAAAGACAAACGACCTAGTGCATAATTTAATAAAACAAATAATGGATTAAAATGAGTTATAGATTCATGAGCAATAAGCATAGCGGAAGTATACGCCAATCCAATAAAATATGGATTACCGTGTGTCAACATTGCAGTTGCGCAAATAAGAATAACACCCATAAACTCTAAAAGTTCAGGAATCATTTCTTTAGTGGAAAGCAAAGAGAATGAAACAACAACTTTTACTATTTGGTATTGCCGTGGTCGTATGTTCAGCATTAGCTGGATACCTTTTTGCTCAAATTCAGCCTGTTCAACAACAAGGTCCTGGAGCTGCTTCAGCATTAGTTCTGGCATGTATCGATCCTAGATTTACCGCATCTTTAGCATGGTATTTGACCCATCACAAAGAAGTTATTAATGATTATGATTTAGTTGCATTAGCAGGTGCTTCTCTGGGTGTTTTGCAAACAACCTACGGTTCTTGGCAAACTACATTTGTAGACCATGTGAAATTAGCTTTGCAATTACATAACATCAAAGAGATTTGGGCATTTGATCATTTAGATTGTGGAATGTATAAAGCTACTTTAGATTTGAAGGAAGATAAAGACAGTGCTATTCATATTGAAAAATTACAAGAGTTAAAAGCATTTATAAAACAACAGTTTCCTGAATTAGGATTCAAAGGATTTATTATTGATGTTCGTGGCAATATTGAAAAAGTTGTACAATAAGTTCATGATTCGGAGGTAACCAATCATTTTCATTAATTAGAACTATGTTAAAATGACGACCACTATTAATATCTTTATAGTTCTTAATTGATTCTTCAATATGTTTTGTATTAGTATATTCTTCACCAGAATATTCTGTATGAGAAAATGATAGTAGTTTTGTTCTGATGAATTCTGTATCACCAAAATAACTAAGATGCCATCCACCATCATCAATAATTTCATTAACTTTACTCATTCTACATACTTGCGGAGACCCTAATTGTTTATACGTTCCCCAATTCATAATTCGAGGAAATAACCAACATTTTTTTATTAAACATGTTAGATTGTAATAATACGCATCTTCATAAAGTGCACACAAATGAGAATATTTCCGAAAAAGTATTTCTGGATTAGGAATTTCATCAACATCTGAAATCAATATCGTGTCAGATTCATTTAACTCTAACTGTTTCAATCCACGATCAATTGAATTTCGTTGAAAACTTTCACGTACCCATGCATCATCTGTTTCAGGAAAATCATCAACAATTACATGAATGATTTTATCTGCCCATCTTTGATACCTTGACTTGTTCTTCTCAAAAAATAGCTCTTTATCTTTTCCAGAAAATGTTTTTGTAGCTTCAACTAATACAAACATATCTGCAGGTATTACAGACAATCTATATTCGAGCATATCTAATTCATTAAAAAAAGTAAAACAATCTACAATCATTTAGTAGTAAGAATCAAAGCCTCTATAAATGAAAACATGTTTGGTAACAGCAAATATAGGAGGTATTGATTTGACAAGACCTTCTATACAAAATATGTTTCAATATTCAGGACTTCCTTCTAAATTACCTTCAAGACTTCAATCAAAATATTATAAAATGTGTACACATTGGATACATCCGGAATATGATGCGTATATTTGGATTGATAGTTCATTTGAAGTTCGTGAAGGATTAATTGAATGGATGATTCAAGAAATGGGAGATGCAGATTGTGCTTTTTTCAATCATTTATATCGGAATTCAATTGTTGATGAATGTAATTATGTTGAAGAGCATATGAAAGCTGGAAATCAATATTTGCTAGCAAGATATAGTGGTCAACCCATGAAAGAACAAGTTCAGTCTTATTTGCGAGATGGATTTAATCCCTTATTCGGATTATATGGCGGAGGCCTATTCATCAGAAAAAATACTCCTAAAGTGAATCACGCATTTGATCATTGGTACATTGAAAACACAAAATGGACGATCCAAGATCAGTTGAGTTTGCCGTACATTCTGTGGAAACATGATTTGAAGTTTAAAGTTATTGATAAGAACCTTTTGTATTCAGGTCCATTTCATCGTTTCTCCAACCATGTACTAATTAAGTAAACAATCGTTCATAATCCACAAATGCCTTATTTATATCTGAAAAAGACGGTCGCTGAATCATCAAAGATGGAATAACAGCATACCATTTTCCAGGTAGTTGTAAACGGTGCCAATATTGATCAATTGCATATGTAGAATAATTTCCTGTCTGCATTAATCCAGCCAAGCCTTCTTTAAAATTTGCAAGTAGAGTTTGATAGTATGATTTATTAACCAGATATGCAGTAGTTGTTTGGCAAGATGATAGTCTTAATGTAGCATCTGTCTTAGGAAAAACAGAACCAAGAACAATAACATCATATGGATTTTTAGATAGTTGCTCAAGAATCTGATAACTTTTATCAAAATTCGACCATTTTGCATCGTCTTCAATAACCAGATAATTAGACCATCCTTCTGAAATGGCCATTTCTAATATTGCAATATGGCTTTGTGTACATCCTATAGCACCTTTTTCATGTTTGATTGCAGAAAATCGTTGAACTTTTTCAGAAGGAATTCTAACAAGTTCTGATTCAATTTGTTCACGTCGATCAGTTCTATGTTCTAAATTAATATAAACAACTTTCTCAATAAATTCAAACATTTATTCTATAATAAATCGATCTGTGTAATTGGGAGTTGTATTTGTGACATCTGAAAAAGATGGTGGAGAATACATCATTTGTACAATAAACCAATTATCTATCGCTTGTAAGTTGTTCCACCATGTATCAATAGCAAATGTTGTCTTTTCGACTCGTTTGCGAAGTGGAAAAAGTTTTGGATCTACATTTTTTATATATTTGAGTAATCCTTCTTCATAATTTTGAAGAAGTCTCGTATAATAAGACTCATTAACTATGTATGCACCAGTACCAAAACATCTAGTTACTTTCAAAGTGGTTTTATCGTATATAGGCCACATTCCACCTAAAACTATAACATCGTAAGATGCCATTTTTTCATAAAGTAAATCCCATTTAAGATCTTTAAATACCATATCATCTTCTAAAACGAGTACATTTTTCCATCCAGCAGACATTGCCATTTTGATAACTTCAATATGTGATTTCGTACAACCTATGGCACCTTCTCGTTCCCTGATTGCAGAAAATCTTTGGACATTCTGACAAGGAATTTTATGTAATTCCTTCTCAATTTGTTCTTTTCGATCTGTTCGATGGTCTAAATTAATATATACCACATGATCAATCATTATTATTTACGAAGAAATTTCAGAGACGGAATTTGTCTACGAAAATCTGAAACCTGTCTTGATTGTTCAACTTTAGGAGGAAGTTCTATCTTAGGTAAAGAATAAGAAGTTACAGAAGTAGGATGGAAAATTGATCCTTCAAACTGTAATCCAGAAATATCCATTGATTGGTCACTGAACCATTTTGATGGAAAATAAATTGGACGATTTGGATTTAAATAAGAACCCCACCATGAAAAGCTAGAATTTGCACAGATACACCCTTTTGCTTTTGACATCAATAAAAGTGTATCGACTTCAGATTCTTGAATAATTGGAATATTCGGAAATAATCTTCTGGAATATGGAATGTCATTTGTAAAAATAACAAACTTTTCTCCTTGATATTGTTTCATAAGTTGAGTATAATAATATGATAGATCAACAAAATGAAATGAATTTCCTATATAATCTCCACCTCTTACATGAATAAAAAACGTAGATGACATATCTGGATATTTGTGTAGAATTGATTCATCAAATGTCAACGAATCAATAAACTCTTGACGAATAGCATGGGTATAATCGTCACGTTGAAAATATCCGGTTAATTTTACAGTACTTTCGATCGTTTCAATTTGTTGCTTCCAATTTTCATAAGCTAATTTAGGATTTTCATTTACCACAATATATGGTTTATTTGCATGATAACATTTCCATTTAGAAAATATAGTATTAAAATAATTTTCTTTTGAATGATAAGAATCTGGGCTTTGAATTGAATCAAGAAATATGTGATTTCCTGTTAGAAGACGCATATACATTAAAAATCCTAATTGAAACAATTGATTTCCAAGACCTCCTTGTAATTGAACAGTTATCCATTTGGGATTCATATTTAAAACATTATATAAACTATATTCATCTTTAACCAAATTTTTGCCACATATATCCGAATAATCTGATCGCTGAGAAGCCAAAGTAGGATAGACTATATACCAGTTATCCGAACGTTGTAATGGGTGCCAGTATTGATCAATCGCGTACGTGTCAAAGTGTGAGTAAGACTTTTCTAACTTTTTTGCACCTTCTTCAAAATTAGCTAATAATGTTTGATAATAAGATTGAGAAACAAGATAAGAAGTTGTACAACAAGAATTATAACAACGATACGTCTTATCAAATGATAGAAGTGTCCCTCCTAAAAGAATCACATCGTAAGGTCTGGATACAAGATCTTCAAGCACTGGATATCCAGTTAAATCAAAAACACTATCATCTTCAACAACTAAGTAATTTTTCCATCCAGATTGGATAGCTAGTTTTAAAACTTCAATGTGACTTTTTGAACAACCAAGATGACCTCTCCCAGGTTCATAAATCGCATCAAATCTCTGAACCTTTTCTCCAAAAATAGAAAGTTCTTTCTCAATATGTTCTTTGCGATCTTTTCGATGCTCTAAATTTATGTAGACAACTTTCTCAATAAATTCGAACATTCTTTATTAACATAGTCTTGATTCTAAAAATCCTTTCATATACGCAACTTTAGGATGAAACAAATCTGAAGGACTATTCAACATATGAATAAATTGATTAGAATTCGTCCATACCATCGTTTACCTTGATAAATAAAATTCAATTGTCATTTTATTACTAGACATTAAAGAATTTCTAATAATTTTGTCATAACACAATATTCTGTATCCGAATAACTAGTAAGTTGTGACATCAAACAAGGAATAATGATATACCAATTATCCCTTGCTTGAGCACTATTCCACATACTATCTAATGCACCTATCCGATTTGGATTATAGTCTTTCTCTAAGATAGAAATGCTCTCTTCAAAAACAGATAATAATGTTGAATAATAATGTTGATTTATCAGATAAGCAGTAGAACAGTGGCATTTGAATAATTTGTTAGTGGGTTCATCATATTCTACAGCAGTTCCACCTAACATAATTACATCAAAATCATTTTTAGAAAGTTTTTCAAGAACTTCTGTTCCTGATTCAAATTTATTCCATATAGCATCATCTTCAACAATTAGACAGTTTTTCCATCCTGAATCGATTGCAAGTTTCATTGCTAAGGCATGACTTTTTGAACAGCCAAGATGACCTCTTCCAGGTTCATATACTGCACTCAATCGATAAACTTTTTCTGGAGGAAACACAGATAACATTTTTTCAATGTGTTCTCTACGATCTTTGCGATGTTCTAAATTAATATATATAACTTTCTCGATATATTCAAACATTATTTTTGCCATAGAATGAATTATAGAGATATTTACGCATTTTGCGGAAATAAATAACTGGAAATTATGTGTAATTAACTTAAACCATAATGGAACAGTTGATTTTATTTTCTCCAACACATCCAGTTGAACGAATTGGGAAAAAAAATGATGGAGGCTATGTCGTATGTAACTTGCCAGGTGAATACGATTTATTTATTAGCGGAGGTGTACCCGATGATATAAGTTTCGAACAACATTTTTTGAATAAATATCCTAATTTGAAATGCTATGCATTTGATGGAACAGTTGAATCTCTTCCAGTTGATGAAAGTCGAGTAACATTTGTAAAGAAAAATTTAGGTAAGGAAACTGATGAAACAACAAATTTAAAAACGTATATGGATGGACATGAAAATATTTTTATGAAAATTGATATTGAAGGACATGAATTTAGATTATTTCCTGAATTAGAATCTTACATGTCAAAAATTAAACAATTAGTGCTCGAAATTCATAGTCCAGGTGATATCAAATTACATCCAACATATTTTAAAGGATTAGATGACATTGATCATAAATGTATGTTTGATATGTTTTCTATGATAAATAATACACACACATTAGTACATGTTCATGCCAATAATGGATGCCAAAGTCATGTGTATGATAACGTTTTACTTCCAAATGTATTTGAATGTACATTTATTAGAAACGATTATGTTACACAAAAGATTCCTAATAAAAGACCACTTCCATTAAGTATTGATATGTGTAATGTTGTAGGGACGCGCGATTATTTTATTAATTATTTTCCATTTATTAATTAATGATAATTGTAAGTGGATATTATGAAATACCTAGTAAACGAAGAAAAGAATTTTACTATGAACATATTCAGAGATTTTTTAGAAAACTTAGATGGCATAAAATTATTTTTTTTACGGATCAAGAAAATTTTATTAATCTAAAACACTATGCAGGTCCAAATGTTCGATTTTATATCCAAGAATTCAATGATCTTCCTATTTTTAAAGATTTTTCTCAAGAATTGTGGAAAGAGCAGATTTTATTAGAACATGAAAAATATCATAAAGATCATTCATGGCAATTGGGAGCCATATGGTCATCCAAATCTTATTTTGTTCAAAAAGCATGTGAATTTACAACAGATGATTGGCTTATTTGGGTAGATGCAGGATGTGTGCGAACAGAAGCATGGGAATTATCTAAATTCACAAAAAGAAATCTTGTTCTTGAACCCGGTGTATATTTACAATTATTGAATACTTTACCATCTAAAGAATTTTTTGAATATCCTGATGTTTTTATAGCTGGATCTCATATTTTGTTTCATCGGTCATATATCGATTTATTTATAGAATCTTATAGAACGACTGTTAATACATATATTCAAGACAAAAAATCTATTATTTCTGATCAATATATTATGGCTTCAATGTGTTCTAAATATCCATTTTTGAGGACTATACAATCTACTGGAAATTTTCCAGATAAATGGTTTTTTTTGTTTTATGTGATTTAGAACTTAGTTACTATAATGTATAAATGAAATCTGATCAAGAACCTTCTTTTAAAAAAGCATCTGGCATATGTGTAGAAGTTGGGACATGGCAGGGCGGATTTACAGAAGCGATTTTGTCAAAATCTGATGTCACCAAAGTTTACTGTGTTGATCCCTACAAGCATTTTACCAATAATGAATATCCGGATGGAATGAATGATTTAAGTCAAGCAGACTTTGATGCTCTGTTTAATAACGTTCAAACTAGTTTGTCTTCTAGATTTGGACAGAAAGTTGAATTTATCAGAGAACTTTCAGTTGAAGGATCTAAACAGTTTGAAGATGAAACCTTAGATTTTGTTTATATTGATGGAAATCACGATTATAAATATGTTCTGGAAGATTTGAACGCATGGTATCCTAAGGTTAAAAAAGGAGGATATCTTTGCGGAGATGATGTTTATTCAACAAATCTAGATGAACATGATAAAGATGGAAATGTTACACGAGTGTGGAGTTCAAATTGTTGGGGTAAATATGGAACATATAAAGCTATAGTTGATTTTGGAAAAGAGGTTGAGATTAATGGTACGCAATTTTCTATCATGAAAAATTAATCTTCTTCAACTATAAATGGGAATTCCTAGAGATGTATTCGGACACTGTAAAAAATACTTTGATTCTGCAAAGAATATTTTAGAATTAGGCGCACAACATTATCTAGTAAATAATTCTGTTGTGGGCTATTTTAAAAATTTGTTTACTTATCCGTTAACATCTTTAGATATGAATGGTGAGAATGGATCTTTACAGGTAGATCTTGCCAAAGACTTACCTCCAATGAAAAGGTATGATTTAATTACAAATTTTGGAACAACAGAACATGTGAGTAATCAATATCAGTGTTGGAAAAATGTACATACATTATTAGAAGATGGTGGACTAGTGATCAGCGAGATTCCAGAAATTGGTGCTTGGAAAGGTCATTGTGTCTACTATGTAGATAGACGTTTTTTTGAATCTATGTCAACTGATTTTGAGATTATAGAATATAACCAAAACTTTTATCCCGAAAATGGCAATTTATGTTTTTGCATTATGAAAAAGATTTCCAAAAAATTTACAACAACAAAAGAAGACCTGATGAAAGATGTACAAATTGTGAACACATATGATAAAATTTCAGTTTAATGCTTGATTTAATAAGTTTAATTTAACATCTTTACCTTCAACATGATTTGCGTGAAAAAAAAGTGTTCTGGTCAGATCTCCTATTTGTCTTGAAAGCCAATACCCATTTGTAAATTCTTCATAAGGATAAACATACAAGTTTGCTAGTGTACAATTGCGTATATCATCTCCACTTGTTTGTTTAAAAAATTCATCTAGACAATCTTGATCATTTTTCTCTGGATATTTTTGTTGGAATGATTTTATTTTTGAAAGTAATAATTGTGTTGCAGGTGTATTTCTGAGTGTCATGTTTCCAGTACATGTCCATCTATAGAATAATGGAAGATGAGGGCTATCTTTTGAATGAAATCCACAATCATATTGAAAAACAATATCATAATTATATTTGTCCCAGTATTCAACTGATGGTTCTTTTAGAACTACGACATCACAATCAATAAAATGAATAAATCCATATTTGGCTAAAGCCTTTTCTAAAACAACTACTTTTTGATGTGTTAAAGATTTATAGTTTTGAGTATTATATGATTCAAATTGCATTGATACATTTACGTCAAATAATTCAAATGTTATATTTTCATCAGGAGTTTTTGTTAACTCTTCATAAATTTGTTGATCTAAACAGTAAAAATGTAGTTTATGATACTTTAATGTTTTTATATTTTTAACTAGAATTTGTGCGAAATCAATATATCCGAAATTCGCATAAGTTATTAATTGTGGATACATTTATATTTATCTTCAAAATCTCATTCAAACACCAAACGAGGAACGATGTGCATAGCTTCTAATTCTTGACACCATAGTTTCATCGCATAAGGAATTGTTTTCTGTTCGAATTCGGTGCGTACACCACATGTTCCACATTCGTACAATCCAGCATCTTTGTTCACTACAGCCATAACTCCACAATTCTTACAGAATCCTGTTCTAAACGGATCTGAAACATCCATTAGACGTTCTTTAGTAAACATTGCTGTGCCGTGGGACAACATACAGTCACGTTCCATTTCTCCTACACGCAATCCACCATCACGAGCTCTTCCTTCACAAGGTTGACGAGTCAAAGATACAATAGGTCCTTTAGCACGTGAATGAGTTTTATCACGAACCATATGTTTCAGTCTCTGATAGAATGTAGGACCCATAAAGATTTCTGCTTGCATCATTTCTCCGGTCTGACCGTTATACAACAATTCATTGCCGTAAGAATGCATTCCTAGTTTCAACATATGTTCTTTGAGATCTTCAATTTTCAAATGTGAATAAGGAGTTCCATCACCCAAATTTCCTGTCTCAGCACAAACCTTACCAAACATAGTTTCCATTAGTTGAGCAATTGTCATGCGAGAAGGTACAGCATGAGGATTCATAATAATATCAGGTCTCAATCCTGAAGCTGTAAACGGCATATCTTCTTCATTCAAAATAATTCCACATGTACCTTTTTGTCCATGTCGGGAACTAACTTTATCTCCAATTTCAGGAACACGTTCAGAAACACAACGGACTTTAATGAATGGATACCCTTCAGAATTCTTATCCTGCCAAACTCCATCTACACGAGCAGTTTCCGAACCTTTGTAGACAGTAGATGAATCTCTATATTTATATCCGTGTGGATCATTTTTTAGGTTTGTGACTTTACCAATCAGAATATCATTTTCGTTAATGTAAGCATTTTGCTTTGGCATACCTGTTTCTTGAACAGCTTCATAAGAAGAACTTTTAAATCCTTTTGTGGTTTCACGTTGAGGTCTAGAAAACTTCTCTTCTTTTCCTGAAGCCAAATTACGATGTTCTTCATCTTTATAAATCGTATAATACAAAGACCTAAACAAACCTCGATCTAATGCACCTTTATTCAAGATAACTGAATCTTCTTGATTATATCCTGAATAAATTCCAATAGCTACAATTGCATTATAACCAAAAGGCATCTGTTCAGTTCCTAATACACTCATCATTCGTGTCTCAACAAATGGGCGCATAGGATTACACAAAATATAACCATTCTTATCTAGACGTTTTGCATAATTTCTAGCATACAATCCCATAGCTTGTTTACCCATAGCTGATTGATACGTGTTTCTTGGTGATTGATTATGATCAGACATTGGAATAGTTGAAGCCATATGACCCAAAATTAGGGTTGGATGAATTTCACAATGTGTATGTTCATCTGTAATTTCACGAGGAAACATAGATACTCGAATCGTATCAGATTCAGCAGCATCGACATATTCAATATTTGATTGAATCCATGAATTCCAATTATTACGTGTTTCAGGAGGATTCAGGATCTTACCTTGCTGCACTCTGAACAATGGGCGAACAATACGACCACCATCAGTTTCAATAGCAAATTCAGAATCCAAAATATTCCATACAATACTTGAATGCGGATGCAAAACAAAGGTTCTCTTAGCTTCTTTCAAATAATCGTATAGACTTTTAGGATCTTTTGTATATCCTAGAATCACACCATTCAAAGAAACAGGGATACCCTGATAAGGTTTAGAAGAAGAAATCCATTGAAGACGTTCTTTCAGTCTATCTATGATGACCATAGATGGTGTGTGTTGAGATACAGAAGTTAACATAGATAGAGATTTAACAATACCTACAGAATGACCTTCTGGAGTTTCTACAGGACATACAAATCCAAATGATGTTCCATGTAGTTTACGCGGAGCCAAAAGTTTACCTGATTTTTCTACAGGAGTTTGAATTCTTCTTAGATGACTTAGTGTAGCCAAATAAGAAATTCTATTCAACACTTGAGATACACCCATTTTGGTTGCTGTAGATCCAGTTCCAACACCTTGTACAGTGAAATTACCTGTTGCCAATGCTTGTTTCAATTTTCCTTCGATAGTTGAAACTTTCAAAATCTTGTACAAATTATTCAGGTTCAAAACTTCAATCGGTCTTGGTGTTCCTTTTTTCCATGAATCATTATTGATTTCATGAACGAATTTGCCACGAATATCTTTACATACTTTTTGGAAAAGTTGACGGAACAGGTGAGTTAGCAAAGCACCTGTTGAAACTACACGTTTATTAGGATAAGAATCACGATCATCCAAAGTAATTTTTCCTTGATTAGTTAGCATTAGACGTCGAATCATTGCAGAAATTAGAATTGTTTTACGCCCTTCCAAAACTTCCAAAGAAGATTGATCTCCTGCCAATTTGACATGAGGAAGGAGTTCAGTCTCCAATAGTTGACGAACGTATTCTTTCTTATCTTCTTGAGGTGTAGCGTATTGTAGATGGTGACTCAGGTATTCCAGAGCATCATCACGTGTATACACTTTAATATCGGCGCATTCAGAAAATGAAGCCATCAGAGTATCATATTGATCTTGTTGAGTTCCCCAGACAAGTTTAGCAATATCTTCATCGTTATCCATACCCAAAGCACGAAACAAAATGATCAATGGTAGTTCTTCACGAAATCTAGGTAGACATGCGTGAAGCGGATAACCATAACCATTAAATTTTGTGGATAGTCTAATTTCTAGTTTTTTAGGAGGCATCGTAAATGATTCATGTAAAGATTTGAATTCTACTGAATAATTATATTTTGTTGCTGTTTTCTTTCCAGTGAATACCATGATACGATTATCAGCTACTTTTTCTTGAGATAGAATAGTACGTTCAGAACCATGAATAACAAAATATCCAAATGGATCTTGTGAACATTCACCTAGTTCTTCAGGAGACAAAGGATAATCTTTCATAATACAGAGAGATGATCCCAACATTACTGGAATTTTACCTAGAGAAATACCTTCAAAGACTCGCACAGATTCATCGAACTGTGACAAAGTTGGGCCGTGATAAGCACGCGTAATAAATCTTACATCAACAAACATTTGAGCAGCGTAAGTAAAATTACGCAATCTGGCTTCTTGAGGAAACATAGGTTTTACACGACCAGTAGCTTCCTGAATACGGGGTTTCATATAAGTTACGTTCTCAAACGAGAGACGAAACTCATATTTATATTTCTTTGTTTCAGGATCTTGTTCATGCCAAACTACAATAGGATTTGTAGAACAAACAATCAAAGGAATCTTATTGCGAATGAAATCTTCGAAGGATTCAATTTGATGTTCCACGAGTTTACGAGGTCCTTCATTATGGAAGAAACTTGAAATAGCTTCCCACTCCATGATATTGTACCAAAAGTATCCGTAAATTGTTTCCCATCCGTTTTTAATAAAGAGATGGACAAGAAGATTGTAATTACTAAAATGGATGGACCCCAACATCGCCAAAAAACTCCAAAACGAAGTATCTTAAAAAAAACTTCTAAGATCAAAGGTGTTACTGATCCTGCAAAAAGTCCACCGCCAAAGCCTAATATGCGTAAACATACAATTCGCATGTTCACTTCAAAAGGATTACGTCGACATCGTAAAACATTGAAACATAAAATCTCTAAAATGCAGCCTTCTGAAATTGCTAAAGTATTTGATCAACAAACTGATATTAAATTAAAACCTGATACACCAGCTCACATATCTAAAAAACTTCTGGATAACGCTGTTTCTGCTGGTTTTGTTTCTTTGCCTTAAACAATGACCTCTATTTGGGGACCTTTAGGTTGGATGACATTACATTCAGTTAGTATTAATTATCCTGATACACCAACTGAAATCGAAAAACAAATTTGTTCAAGATTTATCGATCTATTTGGTGAGTCTATAACTTGTCATATTTGTAAATCTCATTTTTTACGCATGTTACAAACATATCGTTCTTTACATCCCGAATTTTTGGACTCCAAACAAAATTTCTTTTTATTTACAGTTCGTGCGCATAATACTGTGAACAAAAGATTAGATAAACCTACTGTAAAAACAATAGCTGAAGCTTTATCTACCTTACAACAAGCTACTACTGTAACTAGTCCTGCTGAATATCGTGAAAAATATATCAATTATTTGAAACGTATTTGGGGATCTGATTTCAGTGCTACAGGATTATTTGCTCTTCAAAAAATCCGCGAACTTGAAAAAATTAATACCGAATATTGGTCTAAGCGCGAAACTTCTTACGTTCAATTCTTTTATGAAGCTGATGTGTTAGAATATATTTCTGAAGCCAGTGTGAAAAGAACGTCAAGAGGATTTGCTCCTTTAATTGGAGGTCCACCAAAAGTAGGATTTGGGGGTGGTAAATTAAAATTACGTCGTTAATGGTTCAATTGAAGTTAACGAATCAGTTGGATGCCAAGGTAGACTTATAAACGGTTTTGATTCCCATTCATGTTTTTTGATCCATAAAGGTCTTGTTTCAGTATACCATTCGTCCTCAAACTTCTTATGACGTTTGAGTAAGGATTTTGAAGGTAAAATAAATGCCAGATGTTTTGCTAAAGTTAGTGCATTCTTTTCAGGTTTAGACTCTGTTTCATAAAAATCTAGAATATCCATAATCAAAGGAGCGTCAGGATAAGGATATACCCAATTCCAGTTACTTGACTTGTTTTCTTTGAAATATTCAATAGTCCAGTGAAATGTTTTCCAGAATGCTGATACAACAGGTTCCATATTTTCTACGCCATCCAAAATATGTAATCCGTATCTACGTGATACTTTTGATAGATCTGTTCCAATAATATATTTTTCATGACCTTTACGTTTTAATAGAAGGTCCCATTCATATTTTTTAGCTTGGGTAAGAAACTTAAATCTACCTTGTTCAGTAGTTAAATCAGGATTTCCTGATTGAGCATAAATATCCAGAGCACGTTGATACCCTCCTTCACGTAAAGAAAATAGTCCCAAATTAGGCATAAAGTCATTACCAAAACAGAGTACACATAAATACAAATACTGTTCACGATCTATAGGAAGAATTCTAGCTAGTTCTGTGCACAAAAGTACAGAAAATTCTCCTTCTGAATTCATTTCTTGTGATTCTCTGAGAAGCAAAAGTTCTGATGCTAATGAAGAATGGTATGCTGATAACAAAATTAGATCAGCATCCAATCCATATACTACAACTTTTTTACCGGGAATTTTTTTCAGATCACGGAACAGTTTTTGTTCACCTTCGCCGGCTTTTGTGGTTCCAGAAACTTCGACCGGATACTTTTGTAAGGCAGATTCTAATTCACGCATAAAGGGTGTATCTGGAGAAATTTGGTTACGATCAAATTCAGCCAGATCTTTTTGACGAAACCGACGATACCTTTGCTGAACCATTTTTGCATAAGGAACTAGACCGTCGAGGTACAATATAGTTTTAGATGCTTGGCAAACCGACATTACTAATTCTAATCCTTTCAAAACACTTTGAATAGGATCAGAATCTACGAGATATTTATGAATTAGACAATTAAAGTCTAGAGCCAAAATATCTGCTCTTAAAGTCTTAACAGGTCTAACAATTCCCGTATGTTGACGAATCAGAGAAACATAATAAAAAGGAATACCCATTAGTATATTTTTTCGCCCAATATGAAAACGCTATATAAAACAAATGTGGGAGTGGTCTTTATTGATTCTGTTTGTTGTGTTGGTACTCTATGTGTATTCTCAAATCAAGCGTGAACCAATGTGTTCTCAATGTAGCAAAAAACAAGAGCATCAATACTAAAGCCTATACTTAGAATAAATGAAAGCTTCTCATATTCTCCTTCTTTTTTCGATTCTGTTATCTTCATTGGGAGGTTATGCTGATATGACTGGTCGTCGTGTATTTGGTCTATCACGTGAACATTATTGGAGTGATGCTACATATATTTGTGTTCTAGCTATTGGAATTCATCTTCTATGGCATAAATAAATGCCAGTTAAATGTGGAGCAGGTAAAACTCGGAGAAAAGGAATTGGACCATTACATCATGGCGACTTAACATCTCGCGGATATTCTGCTTCTAAATCAAAAACTGCCAGACGTTCAGCATTACGTCGTGTAGTTAAAGCAGAAGGTGCTTTGAAAGCGTTTAGACAATTGAATGCCGTGGCCGTATATGATAAGAGATCAGCACCTTCAAAAGCTAAAACATTCAAAGCTGACAGAAATTGGGTTCGAAAAACTTTTATGAAGTCTAAATAAATGTGGAAGATTCTTTTAGCTGCAGTTTTGTTTTATGCGTTTATTCCTGGTGTTCTAGTGACTTTACCTCCTAAAGGATCTAGATTATCTGTACATCTAGTTCATGCTGCTTTATTTGCAGTAGTACTTCATTATGCAATGAAATATGTGCGCTATGACTATTTTGGTAATCATGGTCCTATGGGCTGTCCACCAACACATTATGCCGGAACAACTCATGCTGGTGTAGAAGCTTGTTTACCAAAACCTGGCACTCGTCAAAACCCTCCCGGATTAGAAAAAAAGGATTAACCTTTTTAATCAGTATTTTCAGGAACCTGTTTAATACATAGAAATAGTTCTCGTCGTCCTGTATTTATCTCACGACTCCATAGTTTAAAATATAGATCCAAATAAGATGCTCCTACCAAGAATTGTAGGAATTCAGAAGATACAATATAATCTTTTAGGATTCTTCCTGAAGGCAAAACCTCTTCATGAAGAATTCCATGTGTACTTCCAGACGTATATTCAAACAATTTAAAATTTGTGAATGTTTGTCCGTCCTCAACTCTAGCAACTGCTCGTTTTAGTGCCGAAACATTAATACGATTCATAAGAAATAGTTCATCTTGCGTCAAAGTCTGAATGAATGCTAGCATTTTTTGCGTATAACTTGTAATTCTTGAATGTATTCGTTTTTATTCTCGCCCTTAAATAAAAATGTATGCCTATCTTCTGTTGACAGCCCTCACGTTTTATTTGTGCTCCCCCGGTGTTCTAGTAAGTTTACCTAGTGTTGGCCCTCTTCCTCCTCTAGCCGTCCACGCTGCGTTATTTACTGCCGTCCATGCTATGATGCACAAGGTCATGCGCAAATAACTCCCTAATAATAAATGAAATGGATTATTGCTTTATTAGTAGCCGCCGCGGTTCTTTATATGTGGAACAGTCGTGAAGGATTTATGCCTTCATCAAAGGATTTACTACCTTGTCCTGGTGATCATATTTCTACATCTGGACCAAGATATATTCACACATCTTCTGGAGATTGTAAATTATCCACTCACGTTCATGATCCTCGCTAAAGAAAACGGATTTTCTGGGTAATTCTGACATAAATATAAAAAATGAAACTAAATCCAAAATTGAGATCATTTCCTCTAAATGTTCGCAAGGCTATTTTAAAAAGCCAAGGAAACAAATGTAAAAATAAGAAATGTCATTGGAAATCTGGGTATCCTCAGTTTCCAATTTGGGCATTTGAAACAGATCATATTGTAGAATTCTCTAAAGGTGGTCTAACCACTCTGGAAAACGGTCAAGTATTATGTAGAGGTTGTCATTTGAAAAAATCTGTAGCTTATGCTTCAGAACTACGCTCAACTAGACTTTATAAACAAGATAATCAAGCGATTTTGATATTGCTTTCATTTAAAGATTATTAAAATAGTCTAGTAAATGCTAGATTTTTTTATTGTAAACATTAATTGCCGTGAATATGTTAAAGTTTTTCCTTATGATATTGGTCATGTTATAAAAGAACTATTGAGTACAGGATGGAGTCTTAACCATGTTATCAATTTTGAATATGAAGGAACTGGATTTTCATTAAAAGCTCTTATTGAAAAAGGATTCACTGAAAAACGGAATTTTTCTTCTTTGTACGTTTGATGAATAAAAGATGGAATCCAGTATGGAATCCAGTATGGAAAATCTAATCTCAGATTTGGTGCGTTCAGTTATTCAAGGGTTCAAGTATGGAACACCGGATTTCACGAATGATCTCCCTCAGACGTTCACAAATGGACCTGAGGCAGTTACACGTGAAGAAGCTCGTAAAGAATGGCATAGATACGCTGATTACCGCAGAGGTATTGATTTGCGTAAAGCAAGAAATCATTATCTAATTCATCGAAACCCAGAAATATTAGCCGAAGAATTTATGGAAGCTTATTACGAATCAAATACATTGAAAAAAACATTTGAGAGGAAGTAGTTTATTCACCAACCGTTTTTTTATGACTTTTTCGTTCTAGATGTTCATCTAGTTTAGATTTAAATTTGCTTTTGAAGTTACACGGTATGCATTCGTATTCCGTTTGCCTAGTTCCGTTCACTACATTCATATGTTTTTTGGTAGCATTATGCTGTTCAATCAATTGTTTACTTCCACATTTGTAATCGCATGGTATGCATTCGTAGGTCTGGGCTTCAGGTGGTGGAAGAAATTTGGCTTGATGACGTTTACTTTCGAGATGAGAGTCGTAATGTCCTTTCCGATTAAACTTAAAATTACACGTTGTACATTCGTAGACTTGTTTAGAGGATGGTTCAGTAGTATGTTTTTTATTATTCATATGTTGAGTGTATAACGATTTGAAAGGAGTTATAAAATTACATTCGATACATTCATATTTGAGAGGTTTAACTCCATTTACGGCATTTAGATGTTTTTTTGTTCCATTATGTTGATCCATTTGGTTTTGTTTGGTTGTGAAATAACCACATAGTTCGCAGTTCATAATTATATTAGAAAGGCGTTTATGTTTAGACGTTTCTAAATGCGCTTGGAATTTAACCTTTGCGAAAAACTGGATCTCGCAAGTATCACATCGCAAATGTTCGTAATGTTTTAAGTGTTCAGATGTCTTCCAATGATCATCATATTCTCTCGCTATTTTGGTTTTGTAATCACATTTAAGACACACATAAAAGTCTGCTAAAGACATTCTCTTCTTATTACTGGGAAAGAAATATTTATCGATGACAACCAACTTTCAAAGTAAAACCTGAATTTCACACTTCACTAAAATGGATAGATGCCCAAGAACTTTTACCAAAAGTTTTTTGAGGACGAGCTAGTTTTCCAAAAGGTGTTTCAAGTAAAACGGACTTTTAACTAAGAAAGTTTTTTCAGGAAAAGATGGGTTGGTATACCAATTATGAGGTAGAGTTTTCTGCGCAGATTGATTGGGATGAAGACGTAAAAAACTGTTTGAAGAATTTTAATGTCGAATATGTCTATTTGAGAGATCTAGAGTGTCCACGTGTTATCATGTCAGTTTATTCAACTAATCCTATAGAAACAATTCTAGAAGCGTTGAAAAGTATTTATCATATTCAAATACATTACCGTATTTATGATACATCAGGTTGGAATACAGTATAGAAAACGGAAAGTTTTCATATTTTTTCCTTAAAGAAAAAATGGAGGATTTCAAACCAGTAACTTCAGAGTATTTGCGTCAACTTCGTGCTCAAACAATTGAAGAAGCGCGACAAATAGAAGTTAAACTAATCGTTAATCATGTGTATAGTCAAACTCTTCTTGCAGCTCGAACTAAACATGAAACTGTATATTATTGTGAAATTAAGGCCCATGACATAAAACGATGGGAAAATAATATGCCTGATATTTTGAATGTACTTAAACAGTTGTTTGTAGGATGTTCTGTAGAATATAAGACACAACAAATACCATTTAATGGTAATCAAAATCTTCTAAATGTTATAAAGTGTATTGCTATCGATTGGTCTTAAAAATGGAAACTTTCGCAAGAAACTTTTTTCAGTAAAAGAATGTTCAAATTTAATGATGGATCTGTTCTCAGATCATATCGAGCAAGTATAGTATGCTTACTTGAAATCTGGAATGGAAACAGAGTACGTGATGATATTCATGTATCCAGAATCAATAATAGCTTAGATACTATCAAGTCATTAGATAAACAACCTTATACAGTTGCACTTATTCAAGTTGACGGACAAGAGCGAAAATTCGTGATTGACGGTCAACATAGAATTGCTGTTCTCAAGCGATACTTTGAAGCTTTGGATGTTCCTGATTTTGAAGTTCTTGTTATTGAAAAAGTATTTGCTGATGAATCTGAAATTATTCAATATTTCAAGATTTTAAATCAAACTAAATATATTCAGTGGCGCGAAGATCCTGTAATGGTAGCTAACACTTATGTACAACTTATGTGTAAAGAGTTTAATAAAGATCCTAAAAAGCCTTTGATTAAACCTGGAAAAACTAATAAACCTTATTTATCTTCCGATCGTTTGCGTGAAGCGTTGATTCAAAGACATGTGGTTGATTGGAAAACAACTCCATCTGAATTTGTTTTGCGTGTTCGTGAAATTAATGATACACAAACCGAACAGTTGGACACATCTGTTCTAACCAACAAACGAGCAAAAGAATTGAAATTTGCTCTGGGTATTATGGACTTTACCTGGATGTAAGAAAACGAAAAGATTTCACATCTTTT